AAACGGAAAAGGTCGGTGGCTTCCGAAAATGTGGATCTGTTCGCCCATATTTCGGTGCCGTGCCGACCTTCTCTGTATGCTCTGATGGAAGCAACAATATTGTCAATCTCAGTGCTGAAGCCCTCCGAGTCTTTTATAGTTACTTTCTCAATAATGTCTATAAAGGTGTTCATCTTGCCAAAGCTCATAATCTACACCTTCCAATCCCGGTCGAGACGGAGCAGCAGGTTTACCGTGTTCCAAACCTGTTGACCTGCCTGCACACTATCGGCAAAGAAACCAGCCGTTGAGCCATCTCTGCTTTCATAGAAATGGCTCGCCAGCATAATTACTGCCTGTTCCGTAGTGGGTGGCATAGTGTTTTCGGTGTAATAACCTTCAGCCACATGCTGGTAGCTCTCCGCATAGGAGACGGCGGCTTTGATGTAATGCAGCAGAAGGCCATCGTCTGCATCATGCGACATAATTAAGTTTGCTTTTACTTTGGGAAGAAGATTATCTGTAGTCATACCAACCGCCTCCTTAGACCATTATTCGTCTGTCTCCATCAGCCCCGCCGCTTTCAGCTTGGCAAGCAGGGCATTGAAGTCCGTTACCAGACCTGCTACATCGGCGGCAGTACTGTCGGCCTGATTCTCTGCAGAAGGAAGCCCCGTTAGCGAGGCTCCCGGCAGAACTTCCAGTGTACCGCCGATAATCCACTTTTCTCCGCCTTGCTCCATATAGTTTTTTGCGTTATAGCCCATGGTGCACCTCCGTTACGCTTTCTGCTGGAGAACCTTGATTGCCTCCGGCAGAATCAGTTTGCCATCCACACGCTGAGTAGCAACAAAGCCTACTTGACCAGTGACGGCATAAAGCTCGTTTAGTCTCTTAAATACACGGCCTTGGCGGTCAGCTACCCAGTAATAGCTGAAATCACCGAACAGGAGCGGCATGTTGCCGGAGCTGACAGATGGCATATCGTTGGCGATCACTACAGACTTGCCGAGAATGGTATCGTTGCCCGGATTCCACAAGTAATTGCCGGCATCGTCTTTCAGCAGCCGGAGGGCCAGCGCCGTTTCATCATTCATCATCCAGACAGCATTCTTGCGGTAGTCCGGATCAAGGGAAAAGAACAGCCGGATCACGCTGTCAAACGTGAGCGCAGCCGTGGAAACGGCAACAGTTGCACCGGTTTCCGCGTCAAGGATACCGGTAGGCATATCGACACCTGTTCCGTTCAGAAACGCCGCGTCCTCAGCCTTGGCGAAACTGCGGGCAAGGCGCTTTGTAAGATAATCCTCGATGTCGAAGGTGGCGTCATAAACGAAATCATCGTCCAGCTTCACAAGCATAGCCAGCTTGTGACGATCGACCGAATAACGGGTAAAATCGTTCATGGCGTCGGAGATGGGGATTGCACCGTTCTCCGGCATCCAGGACGCCACGTCATCACAGTCCTTAGCAAAGATGCGGCTGCCGCCATAAGCGTGGATAACCGTAGCCAGATTGCGGAAGATGCTTTCCTTTCGGATTGTTTTGACGTATTTATCTTCCGCAGCCGACGGAAGATAGTGTCCACCAGACGAGGGATCCTCACCCTTGGACAGGGTCTCTGTAATAACGGTACCACCCTTCATGGCATTCCAGAAATGGCGGTCATATTCAGCTGTGCCGATGAAATACTCTCTTTCATTGTATGTGGTCATAAACGTAACCTCCTTAGTCTTTGTCACAGACCGGACATTTATACAAGCCCAGATCGTAGGAATTCAAACAGCGTCCCACCTGCCTGAGCACATGGGATCCACAGCAGGGACACTTAATGTCATAGGCCAGGGCCATCTCGATGCTGTGGGGCTGGGTGGCGTGAAGCCGGTAATATCTGCAGACATGATTGTGCTTATCCGGGAGGTGCTCCGTGGTAAGGTACAGATCATAGCGATCCGCGATATATTCCTCGGTATTGAAGCAGTGCAGCGGCTCGAGGGATCGCCAATTGTATTTGTTGGGTTTTAGTGGATAATTGCTCATATTGTTTTCCTCTCTTTCTTAATAACAGCTCCGGCAGCAATACAGCGCCAGCCGGTGTTCATCCAACGGCTGGGAGATGGGCGTCAGCCTCTTCCCGCACAGCGGACAGCGGATGGTAAATGACGCGGCGGCCTTGGCGGAGGTGCCGCCGACTGAACGGAGCCGGTAGTATTTCGGAACGATCTCCTCCAGATACATTTTGTGATGTCTTTTGACTGTGGCCTCATCGCCGGAGAAAAACATAGGTACTTTCTCCGTGCCATCGGTATCGCAGTCAATGAGCGGGTGGTATTTGATCTCTTCCATAGCTGTCCCCTATCTGGTGAACCGGCCTTTACAGAAGGCCATAACCTCATCGTAGGTGCCAAACACTACACAGGAAAAACCATACTCAACCTTCCAGACCGGAAAATCGGGATCGGAGCTCCGGGAGATCACCACAGGGGCGCCTTTGCGGTCTTTCATCAGCATTTTGCATTCATAGCCGCCACGGGAATAATACTTTCTGTCGGCGTCCGTATAGCTTGGCGTCGCACCATAGTAAACCTTGTGTTTCATAAACAAACCTCTTTTCTATAGATTATTTCTCATTTCGAGCAGACTGTGTCTGTCGGTACAGCCTCTGGCAATCAAGTACTGAGCCAGCTTATACAGCTCGTCCGTGGCAGCGACGATGGCCTCGGCGGTACGTCCAACGTTGCGGACGGTCTTGACGATCAGGCAGTCGGGCGCTTCGGTGCCGAACCACAGATACAGCGTCGCGGGCCCTTTTCGGTTTGCACGGCTCACGCCGCTGATCTCGACGTTGAAGCCGTTGCCGAAATCACGGTAGAGGCACTTTTCCAGATCGATGTCACAGATCCGGTATTTGGCTCCGAGTGCCATTTTCAATTCGTTGATCGTAGGATTGCTTGCCATAGCGGTTTCCCTCCTTTCTTCGAGAATTGTTGGGTAGCAGTAGGTAGCAGCACGGGTAGCAGCATTCCCGAATACTGCTACCCCGGAAAACCCAGTAATTACAAGGCTTTTTGCGGTGCAGGTAGCAAAGGTAGCAGCTGCCGACGTGTTTATGCCCACAGAAAACACTGTTTATACCCAAATCTCTAACTTGCTTCCTAACAAGGTCAATTTTGGCTGAGAAGTTTGAAGTACTGCTACCTCTGCTACCCAGAGGCCGGAAACCCTTGCAGCACAAGGCTTTTTGCGGGTAGCAGCTGTGGATTTTACTGCTACCCGTACTGCTACCTCTGCTACCTCGTCCTCGCAAGCTACGTAGCATTCGTTTCCGTGCAAGCACGAAAGCTCACTCGCTTCGCTGCTCGTCCTCTCCCCAACAAGCCTCACGGCTTGCCGGGGTACCCCCTTATAGAAATTCAGCACCGTCATAGCCGTACTCCCGTGCGTATTGCTCCTTCGCCTCAAGCGTGAGCGAATAATCCTTGTAGTAGGTATTACCCTTCTGCCGTGTGGTCATATCTGCGTAGGAGCAGCCGAGATGGGCGGCAAGGGCCTCGCGGAACTCCTTGGCGGTCTTGGCGAAGCCGTTGTTGTTCTCCCGGCACCACGCCTGATAGACCCGGTAGATGCGGCCTGTGGTGCAGTGGCGATTGATTTTGCCGTCCGGCCACGGACACATACATTCCTCGAAGAAGCTGACTACGGTGCTGTTTTCACTCATATACCGTTCCCGTGCCGCCGTGACGCTCTCCGGCTCCGAAAAGCGGTAGCCGTTTCGGATGACTGTCTGCAGCGCCCGGATCGCCTTGTAAACGATGCCGCCGCGCTCGGCGTACAGCTTGTCCAGCAGCCGCTTGTCCTGCTGCTCCTTCGGGATGACGTTGGGACAGCGGACAACCATGATGCGGTTATATACCCATTGACCGTCATCGCCGCCGAACTTCGGCAGCCGGTTCATACAGAACCAGAGCAGACCGTTGTATGTGAACTCAAACGCCTGCTACCCTTTGAATTCGGCATATAGACTGTCACCTCCGGTAATCTTCTTAAAAGTTTTCAGCTCGTCCACGGTCAGAAAGCTCATGTCCGAGGAACCGGCGAGGCGTGTGCCATAGATCGCGCCGGTGCCGAACCGGGCCTCGATCTCCTTCAGGTCAATGCCGATGAAGTTGCCTTTGCCGAGCAGCCGCTCCACGAGGCTTTTGAGCTGGGATTTGCCCGTATCGCCGTCGCCCACCAGGAACAGGGACTTTTTCAGCTGCCAGCCCTTGATGTTGGAAATGCATACGCCGATGAATTCCAGCAGCAGACGCTCGATGGCCGGATCGCCGTCCGTGAGCGTTTTCATATACGCATCGAATACCGGGGTCGGCTCCGGCCTGCCCGTCCAGTTACAGGGGATCTGGATCGTGGAGTATACGGTCGGCGTGTGCGGGATCAGCGTGAGCGCGTCCTCCGATACAGAGAGCAGACCGTTTTTGAAATTGATCAGGGTCTCGTTGGCGTCCAGCTCGTCCTGCCCGACGTAATTCAGGTCGGTGGTAATATGCTGTAGCGCATCGGTCACGTTGCCCATTTTGACAAGCTCCTCGTCGTAATCGGCAATATACCGCTTGATCACACCCATGAGCATATCGTTGGAATACAACCGGTAGCAGCCGCCTTCGTACACATATTTCAATAGGCCCTGTTTGCCGTTGTCCCGGACGAGGATGTAATCCAGATGCTCCCGGACATATTTCGCCAACAGCGGCACCACGACATACGGTTCACCGGTCTGCTTGTTGAAGCGGATGAAATATGGATGCTCCATCTTCGAGCGAATGAATGTGCCGTGGCAGGCGTCGATTCCGGCTGCGATAGTGGCGTCGCGGTAATCGTCCCGCTCCCATTTCTCGCGGTACAGCGCCGAGGATCGGAACACTTTATCGATCATCGCCGGGTCAGGCCCCGTCCGGAACGCGATCATGGCGCAGAGCGCACAGTCAGCTTCGGATCGGGAGCCGTAGTCGGAGATATCGCCGTCGTTATACAGCTTGCAGAACTTTTCACCGTTTTTCTGCGTCTGCAGCCGAGCGACGAGATCGAACACTTCTTTGTCAAAGCCGTCGCGTTTCTCGCTGTACCGTTCCTTCTGCTTGCGGCGCATATTCTTATCCAGCGTAACGAGCAGCGCGTCGGTGCAATCCCGCAGCGGCACGTCCCGGATCACGTCGCCGGTGTATACGGCGAAGCGGTTGGTAAGAGCGCCGCTGTACAGTTCGGTATCGTTGTTCGGATTCTTTGTGTAGTAGGCTTTGTCCAGCCGCAGCTTGCCGTCCTTATCCGTATAAGTCGGTAGCCGGCTGGCGTCGCATTTGCCGTAGATATGGATGCCGCC